TTCCAGGCTGATTGTTCTGCTTCTTGAAGATTGTTATAGGTTGAGTTTTGTAATCCAGCTGAAAGGTTAAGTACTAAACAATTTAATCCTAAAGCTGCTGTAATTCTTTCTTCAGGTGTATGTCTAATAACATCAAGAGCCATATCAGCAGGAGAGAATGATACTTTTTCTACTTTAAAAGGACTTGACATAACAGCAATAGATCCACTGTTATCTCCTGTAAATGAATCTTCTAAACGCTTCTTCATTGTTCGGAGATCATCATCATTTACATCAACAATGTCATTATTAGCATCAGGACTAACAAGTAATGATGGAAGACCGCTATTTTTCATTAATCCATAAGCAGTTGATGATGCTTGATTATCAGTAGCTATTTCTCTAAGAGTAGCCATTAAAGGAGATCTACCAATACGATAGTCTAATGGATCTCTACCATAAGCAATTTGAATAATATCATCTAAAACAATATCATAAGGAATTCCATCATTAACATAACGCCATTTAGTTAATGCAGTAGTTCCATCTCCAAAAGGTTGCATACTTTGAGCAGGTAAATATTGAAGACCAATAACAGATCCTTTAGCAGAAGATCTAATCTTTCTAATATAACAGTTACCATAAAGCTTATAATCAATAATTAAATTAGACCAAAATCTTGTTGGAGCTAAGCCATATTGAGGATTAGCAAGTAAAGCAAGCATTGGATGATCTGGTATTTTTTCATACTCATCATCTTTGTCAGTTAATTGGAAGACCATTGGAACTGCCTGAGAGAATGCACGAATATAATAATCCATAGATATTGCTACTATAGAATTTAGCATTAGGTCTTGGGTTACAGCTGTCCAGTCTTTTAAACTACCAGGTAATCTTCTTGATAAATATGCGTAAAGATCTTGACCACCGATACCAGTAAGATATCCCCTATCACGCATCGTAGTTTGAAGAGGTAATAAGGCAGTTGGATTGCTTGTTACTTTAGTTTCTGATTTACGTCCAAACAGATTATCAAAAATCCCCATAGTTTTTAAATTCCTTGATTAGTATCTAATTTATTTTACGGTATCTGGATATGAGACCAAGTTGTTCCATTTTTAATTGAAGATATGGTTTGTTTACTAACTTTATAGTAATGAGCTAGATCTTTAATTTGCCCACGATAAAAATGCTTTAATGATTTTTTTATTTCAGTAACTTCTTCAACAGATAATATTTGAGTTGGATTAGTTTTTGCATAAGACATATCAGTTAAATTACCACTTATAGTATCTTGACGTAGATGCTTTGGATTGCAACACTTTCTAACATTACAAGAGTGACAAATTACTAATCCTTCTTTTAATGGTCCGACAAATACCTTGAAAGCAAATCTATGTCCTTCAATCCATTCATCATCATATCCTCTAAAAACTCCATAACCACCTCTATTGATAGCACCTGTAAATTCCCAACAGCCAGTAGATTCATTTATTTGAATAAACTTTTTGAAACGTTCTATTGGATCTTTTCTTTTATTTGAACTATATTTTTTTGCCATTAAACTGCATACCACTTCTTTGATTTTTTAGTAGTTAGATCATTAAATGCATCACTACACGAATCAATTATATCATCGTGAACGCCAAATGGAAAACTTTGGAATTCATCTAAAAATTCTCTATTCCATAATGCTCTTGCTATATAAACATTACCATTATTTATTTGGACAGATAATGGTTCAGCTCTTTGCTCTTTGCTTTTTGTAGGTCTAATAAACTCAACATTATAACCAGCAAGCATTTTAGTCCAGTAGAAAGTTAATGACTTACCTGCACCAGGATCAAGAGGTAATGTTATCTTTACTTCATTACCATCAATTTCAGCAAGTCTTAAAATTTTGTCATCTCTTTCTTTAGTTCCAAGCTGTTCCCTCCAGACATCCAGGATATAGTAGGAATTATCTTTATCAATACCCATCAAAACACCTACTGAAAAATCCCCTTTTCCAAAAGAACTTGCAACATCATATGACCTAACTTTTCTAACCATTGGTGGAACAGTATCAATAATTTTGATAGATTCAACATTAAACATAGCTCCTTCTTTATTGATAGGCTGACCCTGATATAATGCTGAGAATCCAAGATTACCCATTATAGATTTAATTTCTAAATAATCCTGAGTAGAATAGCGTTCTGGAAATATACTTTCATTAAGTTCACGTCCAAGAGGATCATTGTCTGGATCATCGCAAATTGCTGGGATGTTTAAAACAACAAAAGATGGATCAAGGGATGTTGCTAATGCTATAACATCATCATTACTCCATCTTGTATTGACTAATATTAAACTACCATTTGGCTCAAGTCTACTATATAGATCTTCTCTATAAAAATCGTGTACTTTTTCTTTCATAACTGATGAATTTGCTTCTTCACGATTACGAATAAGGTCATCAGCTACTATAAGATGGAAACCAATGGAAGTCCTTGGATTGTTTACACTGCCAACATAATAAGTAGAACCATTAGGAATACTCCATTCATCAATGCTTGTATGGTTTTCTGATAATCCAGTTCTTTCCATACATATTTGCCTACTTTTGCGACTAAATCTTCTTGATATACTTTGAGAGTATCCACATACTAAAACATTAGAATTGGCATAGTTTTCAAGGTAAAAAGAAGCAAACCTTAAACAAGTTTCACTCTTTCCGCTTCTTGGAGGTAATGAGATTGCAAGTCTTTTAATTTCTCCATCTGCAACCTTTTGTAAATATTCACATATAAGAGTTAAATGTTTAGCGTTTATATTCCAATTGTCTGGTGTTGTTTCAGATAAATATTGATGGAATTTATTCTTTATCTTCTTCGATGATTTCTGCTTCGACGAAATCATTTTCTCTTGAGGTAAGTTGCTTTTGATTAATGTTGTTTGAGGCTTGGAGAATTGAAAGGCTCCATTGTTCCAATCTTTCGTGTAAACTTGCAATATCTCTTGCGGTATTACTTCTGATGAAATCCTTTTCACAACTAACCTCCGCTATTGCATTCATAGCATCTAAATGTTTTTTTAATGATTCAGCAATATATTCTGAAAGATTTTCTTTTAAATCAAGAATAGCTCCAGAATATTTGCCATCAATAATTTTATCTTTAATTCGCCAAATAGAAGATTTACTTACACCAGTTTGTCTGTGTACTTCATTGATAGTTTTACCTTGTAATAATAATGAAATTATTTCAGGTTTTTTCTGCTCTGTAAGATTACTCATCTCTTAAAAGTTCCAAGATTAGGTTACCATCATATTTCATTCTTAATTTCTTAAAAACATTGATTAGTAAATTTTCAGTATCTAATAACAATATTTTATCAATCTCATTTAATGTGTGAATCTTGTTGTTATATAATCCATATTTTAATATTACTGCTGTCTTTTCTTTTTCACTTAAAGTATTCAGCATACTTTCAATTACTAACTTTCTATCTGATTCATTGCTTTTAGTTGCTGGAATCTCATAAATACTTTCAATATCAACTAGTTTTTGTTTTTTAGCTTCCAATGCAATTCTTAAGTGATGCAACTTATATCTATCAGTGGTTAACTTTTCTAAATCTTCGTCTGATATTTCATCATAAGCATCTATATCTTGAACTCTTAATAAAGCTAGATTAACGTGAGCTGGTATTCTAATTGTATTGTTATATTGCTCTAATGCTCTTTTAAGTCTACCTATGATGTAATGAGTGCAAAAAGTAAAAAATCTTACATTCTTAGAACCATCAAAGTTTTCAGCAGCAGATATAATTCCTGCAATTCCGTATTGAACTAAATCTTCATAAGCTATATTAGACCATTTATATTTAATAGCATAGTGATGAACTGTTTGAATATTTGCATTTATAATTTCAACTAAAGCTTTTTCTCTATCTTTAGTGTTCATTTTTAAGATCAAGAAATTCTCCAAATCTAATGTAAGAAATGGAGAATCTTGCTTGTAATATTTGTAATCATTCCAGGTCTTTATTTTTCTCATAAATATAATCTATAAGCTCTTTAACTGGAGTGTTTGTAGCAATAGAAATCTTTTTAAATGTTTGAGGTCTAGGTATTACTTTTCCTGAAAACCATTTAGATACTAGAGCTTGTGATACTCCAAGCTTTTCTGCCAATTGTGTTTGTGTTAAGTCAGTTATCAGTAAGTCTTTCTTTTTCACAACTTAAAATACCTTCACAGTTTTATTAAAAGAACAAGCATATACATTTGCCATACCTTGTTCAATTAAGTGCTTAATAGTATCATTTACACTTCTATTTTCAGAAGTTAAGAAATCAACTACATCTTCAATTTCTAACATATCGTGATCTTCTCTACCTGCTGAAACATAAATTCTTAAGAAAGGCATTATCTCTTCAGTAATTCCATCATAGATTTCATCATCTTCATAGTCTTCATTTTCCATACTCTTATTATAACCTATTTTAGCATCAGAATCAAGTACTTTGATCACATCTCTTATTTCAGGACCTACATCGAATAGCGAAGCGTGAATGAGATGTAGTCCTACAAAACTCCTTCAGAGTTTTGTTAATCTCTTCATCCTAACTACGCAATCTAGAACAAGTTCTATTGCTCCATTAAGATGAAGAAGATTATAAGAATTAGGTGATGAATTAGGTAATGGAAAGAAACAAACCTAATTAGATTAGAGGCTCGAAGCTCGAGCCAATTTAAAGAAAAAAGAATAGGGAGGAGAGACTTGTCTCCTCCCATCAATTAATGTGTTTTTCAGTTTAGCGGAATATATATATATATACGGTACGCAAAACAGCAAAACTGAAATTATTAACCGTTTAAGTAATAAACCGTAGCATTCCTAGGAGCTTTTTCAGATCTTAATTCTTTCATATTATCTAAAACAGACTTTAGTAAATTATCGGTAAAAACCACCCCATTTTGACGTAATTCATTCCTTATAAGCCTTTGATTCATTCCATCCTCAAAAATGTTTAGAATGCGTTCTTTCAAGGCGTTTTCTTTGAATTCATTAGATGATGATGAGTCTAACAATTGGAGATAAATGTTTTCATCACTCATTACAAAGCAATAATCTAACTTTAATACAGAACCATCACTTTCTCGTAGTTTTAATGATCGTAAAGTGTATTTGGATTTATCAGAATTGCAGTCAATAGTGAATACATTGTCACATCCATTTTTAATTGAAGATGCTCCTCTAATAACTACATCACTACCAAATTGATTACTGCTTTTGGAAGAGTGATGAATAATAAAAATGGTTGGATTTATTATCTTGTCATTAACAGTAAATTGTAATTCTCTAATACGATCAAAGATACTCATAACAGTTGCCATATCATCATTGTCATTCTCTTTAAGATTGCCAGTGATTTTATATAAAGCATCGATTATGATAGCTTCAAACTTATTTTCTTTAATAAATTCAATAAACTCTTCAACATTTTCTTCATTAGAAAGATCTATTTTTGCTCTGGACATTAAACTATTCTTATAGTTTTCTTTGCTATTCAACTTTGTTAATCTTCGAGATAAAATTGTTGGACTCATATCCCTATCAATATATAGAGTTTTCATCATTGGTAGTTGATAGTGATTCAACCAAGATTTTCTAGATGATAATGCTTTATATAAATCAAGTAAAAGCCAAGTTTTACCTTTTCCACCATCAGCACAAATCATATTGATAGTTCCAGTTTCAACTACATCTGGTATTAACCAATTTGGTTCAATATTTTCAAATTTAGAAATAAAATCACTTATTTCTAAAGCATCATCAAACAGTTTACATTTCTTATTCTCAAACATAATCTTAATCTTCCCACTCCTAAATCCAAAATATTGTTTGATAGTTTTTCAGTCCATCATAACATTTAACTACATAAGCGTTTTTTATTGAATCATAGGTCAAAAATTTACTATGATTACCTTGATGACACTCAGCAACATCAATAATCTCACCATTTACATATTGATTTTTAGAATATAAAAACTCCTCCATATCAACTCTTTGAAAAAAGTCAATATGATACTTTCCTGATTTGTATTTTTTCACTAATAAGAAATTATTAGAGTCATTGTGATAATAAAGAGAACTTTCGAGATTATCACCTGTTATCTTGTTTATTAAAAAACAAAGACCCTCAATCCTATATGATCCAAAAACATTTTCATAAGATTGAGAAAGTAATTGTTCTAAGCTCTTGTATGCCATTATGTATCCTTGATAAGCTTTATAACTTATATATACATATTACAGCATAAA